TTCATCGAGATCGCGCATAGGGTCGGCATCCTCATTATCCCAAGTGGACCCGCCAGTCAAGTCGATTAAGTGTTCTCCGGCAACATAGCCGAAATCCACCTTCACGTCAATACCTTTACCCTTAGCTTCCACTTTGCCAGTAAGGATAGCCTTTGAACACAACAATTCTTCAAGGCGTACAATCCTTTCGTCAAGCATTGCCAAATCCTCGCCCAACATCTGCGCCGCCCTTTGCGCTGGGCTGGTCGCCGAAAAGGGGTTTTCGCCGAAACCGCGAGTCAAAACTTCCTGCGGACGCAACGCCGTACCCTCTTTGATATATGCCGGAGCCGTTACTTTAGTGATAAAGCCTTCCCGCTCCACCATCGTTGCGTCCTGTACTGGGTTAGTGAACGTAGCTATTCGGCGCTTTTTTACACGCACGTCAAATTTAACGTCATTCGTCACGTGCGTTCGGGTAGTGCGAAAGAACGTTTGATGAAAGAAACGCTTCGGGACTGCCACCCTCTCCAAAGCCTGAATCATCATTTGCGGCTGGTAGATACTTATTATTCCGTCTGCCATGGTAATGCCTCCTTTATTGATTTGGCGCTAAACGCGCATCTTTGATAAAGATCGATTTCGTCCGGGCACTATTAACATAGGCCGTCCATTCTTCATCGCCGCCAAAAACTAAGCGGGGGCCGATATACTCACCCGTCAGCCACACCGTCCCGACACTGCCGGCAGTTATTTCCTCACCGGCCACGCCATATATTTCATCGGTCGGAGCCGTAACCAGCGACAATACGCTGCCGTCAGTTTTAACTACGCTGCCAAGCGCAATATCGGTCGCTCCGGCCACACCCTCCGCAGTTACTCGCGGGAAGTCGCCGGCAAGAATTGACGGGAACTCCAGCGTTCCAATCGTGTTCATTCCTATTTGCTTAGTAGACATTATTGACCTCCTTGCCCCCACGGGCTTTTATTCCTGACACCATCGCGTCCAATACGGCGGTGGTATTTTCGTTACTGTTATCTATGCCGCAGGTCGCCGGAATATCGGCAACCGCTTTCGCGTCCTCGACGTGATCCTCTGCAGCTTTCTTTATAGCCTCTTTATCTGCTTTCACGATTTGCAACGCAAGCTCGGCAGCGGATATTGTTTTGTCAAACATTGCGCTTTTCACAAGGTCAGAATATCCCACAGATTCCCGAACCTCGTCTATAGCTTTGATTCGCGCCCGTTCCTGCTGTACACCTTCGGCCAAAATCGCCTTATACAGCGCCTGATTCTTCGCCATAAGCGCGGACTTCTGCTTTGATGTTGAGGCCTCCTCATCCTCGTCCTTGTCTTCCTTTTCCTGATCGTCCTCCTCTGATGAGGCCTTTTTCTTCTCCTCGTCATCCTTTTCTTTGGTCGCCATAATTTCGGTTCCTTTACTTTTAAGGTTAATTGTTATCTTATTTTCACTTGCCGCCATACCCTCACTCGGTATAAAATTCGTACTTTGAAGGCCTACAATCACATTTTCAAGGCTTCCAATGCTGTCTGCCATACCTACCTTTATCGCCTCGTCACCAACAAGTACACCGCCCTTGCCGTACTTTTCTTGTACGGTGGTGCTTCTTGCTCCGCGATTACGTGCCACTGTATCGATAAATATATCAGCCAGCGCGTCAAGCTCTGCTTGTAGCTTTGCCCTGCCCTCCTCGCTGTTTAAATCCTGTCGCTTGTCCGGTGACTGCGAACTTACTACTTCATAGTCAATCACACCCTCCTTTTTACGGGCCTCGCTGTCGTCCGTCCACGCCGCCACTACGCCAATACTACCGAGAAACGCCGTTTCATCAACAACAATTTTATCTGCCGCCGACGCGATCCAATATGCCGCCGACGCGCATAAACCGCCCGTATATGCAATAATAGGCTTCTTGCCACGTGCCCCGTAAATCAATTTGGAGAATTCGTTCACGCCTACAATGTTACCGCCAGGACTATCTATATTCAAAACTATCGCTTTGATGTCAGACGCATTAAGCGCCTCGCCGAAACGTAGCGACAACGTGTCCACGGAAGTCGCGCCGGATATATCTGTAAACATATCTGCACGGGGAAATATTGGGCCGAAGACATTTATAACCGCAACATCGCCGCGCATTTCCAAAGAACCGCTATTGCGCCGTTCCAACGGCGTTGCGAGAACCGCTTGCATATCTGATATTTCGCGGCTGGCTATTCCGATTATCATATCCAAATGATTTAACTCTATAGCCCATTTACCCGTAAATATCGTGTTCAACACTTTATTAGGCAGCTTCTTTATCATCATTGCCTCCTATATTTGCCAAATGCGTGTTGCTTACCAAGCCAAAACCGGCTTCATATTCAGGCAACAGGCCTAATTCTTCGGCAAGTTTTTTTTCTTTTGACCGTTGTTCTAATATATCTTTGTAGTCTAACCCGCGCTTACTACACTCTATTTGTAATGATGATGTAAATCCCTTAATCCTAATGTTAGCGGCTGTAGCCTCTTTGACCTCATCAATCTGCTTTTGTGAATCTCCGACCCAGTAGGCCCCGCTATAGGCCAGCCGAACCTTAGGATCTGTAAAGAATCCCGGCGCACGTAACCGGCCAAGCATAATGGCCTCGGCAAGGAACTCCTCATATATCGGCTGATTGAAATTATCAGCGAAGTCATCACGCATCCGCAAAACCGTATCGTAGAACTCTAACAGCGCGGCCCGACTCGCCGAATATGATGAACTGAAATGGCTAATCAATACCTCAAATGGGATGCCTAACGCCATCCCGATCTGTTTTATACACGCCAAAAAGAACGGATCAAAATGATCGCTCGGACGGTTAGCGTTTACCACTTGTAACTTTTCGCCCGGTGCTCCATTTATCCACGTACCCGTGCCCAATCTATAATTATCTTCACGTTCCCAGGGAGGCGTTCCTTTCTCATCCTCATCCCACGGTTGTATACCATTAGCCGGATCATCGGTCGGGCGTTCAATATAAACAGCCAGCATTGCATTTACAAGGGCCGCAGATAATTCAGCTTCAGAGTATTTTGATATTTGGCGCAGGGTATCTATGACCGGCGCGAGAATAGGAACGCCGCGAGTTTGCCCGATCCTCGCAACATCTATAAGATGTAAAACGTTACGGCGACCAGTCTTATTACCATATATCATAATACGTTTCCACACCGGAGTAATCTTGTTATGTGAAAAAAACGAAGCCCCTGGGTGAGGTGTCCGCACAAAGATGGCTGTGGGTATTCCGGTAGTCGTCCGCTCAATCCCTCCGGCAATCTCGGCGGTATCGGGCAAGTCTCTATCATTTACCACACGTTCAGCTTCAATAAGTTGAACACGCAAATTATACGGCATCGGCTCATTTTTCTTGTAGGGCAGCAGGACAAAACAATCGCCGCTGGTCAATTTAGAACGGAACGCGAGGCGCTGTAATCCTACGAAATTCAACTGCCGCATATAGTCGCAGTCTTTACTTTCGGCCCAAATACGAAATTCGTATTGCGCTTTTTCCTGCCAGGCTTGGGCGGCCTCCTCGGACAATCCAAGATATTGACGATCAATGGAGGCTTGCAACCGTAACCCCGAACCTATGACACCGGCCACTAACTTCTCTATTGCCCCGATTGCGGCTGGAGCATTACGGCAAAGATCGCGGGAACGATCTCTAAGCGTCTGCAATGACAGCAACGTTTCAGCGTCGGCATCCCCAAAAAATGTATTCCATCCTACGAGCGAACGTTTATCGCTGGCACCCATATACGGATTGGATGTCATAGCATTATAGCGCCGTGTTGCGCGGTTGGGCGACACGGTATTTGTAGATGCGGTCTTAGGTACATCAGCCATAGTTTCAGTCATCAATCGGCAACACGCGGCGAACAACACGCCGCCCTCCGGTTAAATTTGCTATAATACTATCCCAGTATTTCAACAATTCCATTAATTCTTTTACGTCCATACTTGTGTATGTTTGGCCCCCGATATTCCACGACTTTGCCCCGCGTTTCGTCAATGCGGTTATGGCTTCGATTACCAGCTTCCGCATCTCCTTCGCTTCGGTGAGTCTTTCGGCGTTTGTCATAGTATCTCCGTTATTACGGTGGAGTAACGCATGGAGGCCAAGTCACCATGCGCCACGAACGTTTATAGCTCGACCGGACTCCACCTTGTAGACAATATAAGTCTGGTATTTTTATTTTACGTCATATTTTTTCAGCCACGTTACACTGTATAGTATATTGTAATGTTTTCAGATTTCTATACCCTCATGCAGATTATACGTATATGCCCTTTTCTTAGGTGTTGCCGCCGTCCCATCTATCTTCTTGGGTTTTAGATACCGTTTTTCAAGCACGTCCCAATTTGGATTCAGGTAACGGATTGCGTTTAGATTGTATACTCTAAGGTCAAGCGGTTCGTTTCGGGCCTCCTTTGGCTTCCACCAAAACAGTTTTCGGTAGCCATTTTGAAACTTCGACATCCTACGCTCGCATATCAGGCCAGCATAGTAGGCCGAATTATACCCAGTGGCAATAGGATCATCAGGAAAATGACAGTAGCCCGGCCCCAAATCATTTATTTTCAACCGTGCATAGATCAATTCTTTAGCCTTGTCCACGCCAACGCTAAACAACGCGCACCGGTTACGCGCTGTCCGTGTATACTTATTAAATATCGGTTTATCCTTTTGACTGCTGCCCTTTATCGCAAATACCCGCTGACCTTCTCGCGGCAACGTATATGTGTATACGGTGTCAGTGGTAGTATCTATACCGCCGCTGTCTATCATGACGCAGGATATACGCATAACATACCCATCCTCGCGGGTGAAATCTTTACGCCGAATTTCATCAAGGCGTTTCCATACTGATGGGAATTCAAGATCGCCGCTGTCCAATTCGGTTGTCGGCCCCTCAATGCGTCCGTACTCAATCCCCCAACATTCCTCGCCCCGCGCCCAACCGCATACCTCGTATTCAAGGCGCGTTTTCTGTACGTCCACCGACATTGTCAACTGCAACACTTCATTAGGCACCTGCGCGTTGTACTTCTCGACACGCCGGGCCAAATATTCCTGCGCTACAGATTCACCCGTTTCTTTCCAAGGCAACCCTAAGATAGTGTTTGTAAATGTCTGCTGTCTTTCGGGATCGTTGCCAGCCTCATCAAATTTACGCGCTATTGTTTTCCATGATAGCCACCCTATAGGCGAATAAAGCGAGCTTAATGAAAAGCCTACCCGTGGATGTCCCGGATTCTGCGGCACCCATTTACCACCGGCTAACATATCGGTTTTCATATATTCGGGTATGCCCTCCGAGCAATACGGGCAGTGCAGGCGCACGTCGTCATACTTGCCTTTCGTCCATTGTAATTGCTCAAATTTTATCTCGAAATATCCATCATTATCAGATACTTTATTGCAAAAAGGGCACTGTATATGATAGACACGTTGATCGCTGTTTTGATATAGCCTCCATATATTTGATGTTTCTTCAAGTGTGGGCGTGGACAAACAAAACAGTTTGGCATAGGGAAACGTGGCCAGCCTTGCCCGTACCAATTCGAGCGGATCGCCCTCCCCAAGTATAACTCCGTACCTATCTATTTCATCACAGACGGCGTTACCTATTGGCAGCGAAGCCAGCGCTGACGGACTATTTGAACCGCTAAGGATAGCGAACCCGCC